CCCGCCGCAGGAGGTAATCAGGCGGCACAGAACATACTAGCTCAGAGAGCAGGAGCGCAACTAGCCGATGCAGACGCAAGAGCAAACAAGAGAGGCGGTCTTGGCGGATTAGGAGCAAACGTGCTTGGTTTAGGCTTACCCGCAGCAGTAGGTGCTGCTAGAAATGCAATGACTAGGCGTGGTGGCCGAAAGGATCAGAGGTCGGCAATGAATCAACTGAACACTCTAGCCGGAACTGACTCCTCAACATTCACCGCATCATCCGATGACCCATACGATGACTTTTGGGACTTGCAGAAGACCATGCACACATTCAGAATCAGAGATTCAACGGAGGCACTAAGATATGCCTACCAATGATGCGTTCGACATGGCTTGGGCCGCAAGCAAGGATGAGGAAATTCACAAAGGCATCATGGATAGTCTAAGACGCATTCGTGACAGTCATAAAATGGGCAAATTGAGAAGAGATCAGAAGAGGATGGAAGCCATGCAGCGAGGCTTAGACCTTACTCATACCATAAATGACAATAGGCGACAAATGGAAGAGGCAGAGGCTATGGGAGTTGATTTTGATGAGGTCGATAACAGTAGGCGATTGGAGGAAGAGGTCGTACAAGCAGTTCGGAACAGGGGCAATACTGACGATGACGTGTTTAATATGAGTGCAGATGCTTTACCACTAGAAGATCCGTTTGCCAATCCGTTCAGCAACCCCAACGCCTTTGCAATCAAAGAGCCTAGAAAGGATGTTCCAGCAGAATATATCACTCCCATTGTCAAAGCCGAGCCTCCTCAAGAAAAGCCGGACATTGGAATTGATGTAGTGGAAGGCGATGACCTATCCCTACTTCCGGCATCATTGTTCCCGAGGAATACGCCTGGTGGTGACAACATGAGTTTGTTGCCTTCGGGGTGGAATAGTGACTAATGACGCAATGCTCGAACTAACGAGCAAAGTCGATTGGCAAATGGGGAAACGTGACTTTCGCTTCTTCTTTGAGGACATCTGCGGATTCCAACTAGCAAACTTTCACAAGGAGTGGTATGAGAATGCGGAGAATCACAACAAGGTCTGCGTCATAGCAAGTCGAGATCATGGCAAGTCTGTCTTCTTTAGAGTATATCTTCTATGGAAAATGGCGTACAATCCTGGGACTGAGGTTCTATTCTTCAGCCACAGTCAGCACCAATCCATAGACCACATGGCAAAGATGGATGAGTTAATCATGACCACTCCTGCACTTGCTCATCTCAAGCCAAAGAGAGGATGGGCGAAGCAGTTGTTCAAGTTCACGAACAAGTCATCCATACGAGCCATGTCCATCGGTAAGGCCGTTCGTGGTGCTCACCCCGACATAGTGGTTCTTGACGACATTCTGTCTAGTGAGGCAGATACGCAATTGAAGTCTATCTCCACTTGGTTCTATACTGCATTGCTACCTGTTCTGCACCACACGGCTCAGATGTGTGTCGTGGGAACGCCGTTCTCATTCACAGACCTATACTCAGAACTCAAGGGTCTTGACGGATATTGCGTAAAGGAGTATCCTGCAATCAATGAGGCAACAGGCGAACCTCTGTGGCCCGAGCGATGGAATCTCGATGCACTCAACACGAGAAGGGGAGAGATGACATCCATAGCCTTCACTCGTGAGTATCTATGCAAACCCATAGCTAGTGAGTCAAGCCTCTTCCCCGAGGAGATGTTGGCTAATGTCAAAGATGACTCTCTCATGCTATCCTACTATCCCGATCCTGATGAGTCATTGAATTACTACATCGGTTGGGATCCTGCAATAAGCGCAGACCGTAGTGCGGACTACACTTGCATGATGGTCATAGGCATGGATGAGAACAGGCACAAGCGCATAGTTCATGTCCATCATGAGAAAAACATGAATTTCAATCAGCAGATTGACAAGATTATCGAATTGAACGCTCGCTTCAATCCGGTCATCATTGAGCTTGAGACAAACAACTTCGCTATGGCATTCAATCAAGTGTTGCAGGAAATCAGCGATTTGCCAATCAAGCCCTTCAACATGAGTCGCATGAAGAAGGAGGCTTTGATTCATACCTTACAATTGCACTTTGAGCAAAGGCATCTCCTCATACCATACAAGGATGAAGGTGCAACTAAGCGACACATGAACACTCTGTTGAATGAATTATCCATGTTCACCATGCTTGACAATGGGCGCATGGAAAGCCTGGGGGCGCATGACGACATGGTGATTGCCCTTGCACTTTCGGTACAGGCGACTAAGGAATACCGAGAAAACATAATTATCCTAGATGGCGAGATGTGGAAGAACAGGTTGGGGTGGGCAGATGCGTGAATACCTAAAACCTGTACCAGGAGTGGAAGACTTGACAGACTCAATAAGAAAGAATCCGGCTTTGATAGGTGCGGCTGCAAGAGCAGTAGCACCGTATGCCATAGATGCCGCTAGAAAGAAACTTCAAGAAAAGCAGGAAGAGGCCGCACAGGCAGAAAATGATCTGCAAATGGAAGAACAAAAACAAGCCGAGAACAAAGCACAGGCGGAGCGATCTGCACAAGAAGCAGAGCAAAACAAGAAACAGGCCGAAGAAACAAGGCAGGATGCAGAGGCAGGAGGCATAGATAGCGCAGAAAGCGGAACGGAACTACCCGCAACGGCTCCTCTTCCTCAGATGAAATCCTGGTTTATGGATAACTTCGGCATGACGGGAAGAGAGATGACTGAGATTCTAATCAAAGGCAAAGAGCTCAAAGTCTTGGATTCTATACAACCATTGCTTCTTCTCGAAAAACAATCAACATTGGCTCAATTTGTGGGTGTTTCACCCGATTTAGTCCATGAGTTGCCATTGACTGACCTAGACTATGACTCTCTGAACAAGAATGCAAAGAGACTAGACTTACCATTCAGGCGTTTCGTCAAGACATGGGTTTCTGCTGAAAATGCGACAGAAAAGGAAAATGCCGAGAATTTGTGGAGAACAACCCTAGACAAATCCGAAAGGCTATCTCACAGAGAGAGATCCATCCTAAAGAATTGCAGAGAGATACTATCGTCAAGAGGGGCAGTCAATGCTCAAACACTCAAGTCATACGGTGTCCAAGCGAGTCCTGCTGAAATCTCATCACTCATCAAATCTCATGGTTTCTTGTTCGACATCATTTCCATTGGACAGATTGGCAAGTCGATGGGCAGGGGTCTATTCTATGACATCATGCGAAGGGATGTGATACTCAAAGATGCAGATAGGTTCCTTGCAGGATTGATAGATAGTAGCAGTAGTTTCAAATTTGATACTAGATTACAACCTCGTTTAGAGATAAACTTCAACGCACCATCAGCACCCTGGTATGTCGATGCACTAGAGAAGGAAGGATTTGCCGGAGTAAAGGCAGAAGGAATGGGTTTGGTGATTGAAGGGGAAATGGCAGTTCGTAAAGCATTGGAAACTGCGGAATCTCATTTGTCCAAGTCTGACCAATATCCCTCTCCTCATATGATTCTGAATGCATTGCGGGGAGACAGAGACACGCTGATAGTGTTGGCTTACGATTCGATTGACAAAGCAGACAAGGCTCGTTTGCTTCGCAAACACAAAATAACAGTTGATGATTTCGACATCATGAAGGAGAAGGTGAAGGCAAGTGGTTGATGGCAAGAAAATGGAGCGAATGTTCGCTGCCATCGGCATGGACATGGAGCGTTATAACACCCCTATTCCATCCATGCCTCTCTTCACAGAAGGTGTGCAAGAACCCCCTCTTCTTCAAGGAATTACTGTCCCTGCATTGTATGCGGCGGCTTACGAGTGCATGGTTCTCCGTTCCATTCTAAATCACCTATGCGTGGAAACATTCCGCAAAGGATGGGAGTGGAAATCCAAATTCGTATGCAAGTGTGTCGAATGCGAAGCCGAGTATCATCAAGAGATGGAGTCGTGCAAAGACTGTGGCGGAGAAGTCCGCAAGGCAGACAAGGGCCAAATCGAATACGCAGAGACTGTCCTGGGTGGACAGAACAGAATGACTCAGAGATTCATCGACATACTCAGAGAGATAGAGATGGACTTGAACATAGTCGATGATGCATATCTCGTTCTAACGAAAGAATACTTTGTCGATCCTGCTACTAAGCAACCTATGTTTTTCCGCATAAGAGAAGTATCTCGTGCAGACCCTATCTTCATGCGGATTATGTCAGACAAGAGAGGAATCCGAGGAGGAACTCAATACACTAGCTTGGTGGATAGGTCATTCAGAACAAGCGACCCTGATGCAGTATGTCCTATGTCCGGTATGCCTGTTGTACCAATTCACTACATCAACCTAGCAGGTGTAGGTAATGGACAGGTCTATACTGAGGGTGAAGTTATTCACATCAGCAAGTGGTCGCCTTCCAAGTTGTATGGCCGTAGCCCTGTTGCTACCATGTGGAGACAAGTCAATACTCTCATCGCTATGGATAACTACGTCTATTCGGCATATCAGAAGAAGAGGATGCCTCGTGGAGTCATGGTCATCAAGTCATCTAACATGGAGACTGTGGAGAGGACTGCTCGAAACATCCAGGAACATCTTGAGCGTGACCCAAACTATGTGCCGACCATCGGTGTTGAAACCGAATCCGGCAGGGGTGGTCTTGAGTATGTCCGCATGATGGACACACTCGAAGAGTTGCAATACATACCAATCAAGGATGACATCAGACAACGTATCTCTGCATACTACGGCGTATCGAACGTATTCATGAATGACGTATCTGGTGGCGGTCTGAACAACGAGGGTATGCAGATCGTGGTCACGAACCGTGCTTTGGCATACGCTCAGTCAATATACAACAGACACCTATTCCCAACATTGCTTGAGGCGTTCGGCATAGATGAGTGGACAATCACACTCAACCCACACGAGGAAGAGGATGAAATTATGCGATTCCGCAGGGATGAGATGGCTATCCGCAACATGATGCAAATGAAGCAAGCGGGATACGATGCGAAACTGCGTGACCAAATAGACGACAAATTCCTAGAATTCGACTTTAAGGAACCATCTCCCGAGGAGTTGGCGGCTAAGGCAGAAGAAGCAGCTCAGGCTCAAGGTGGGGGCGCACCACCACCAGGCGGACAACCGCCGCCTCAATGAGCAAATGCAATAAACAATTGTCGAGAAAAGGCATAGCATGGCAGATGCCTTCGACATTGCATGGGACATAGCAAAGAGTGAAGAGAAGGGTGACAATGCTCCTACCAATCCTGGGCTATGGTCACAGGCCAAATCCAAAGCAAGAGCGAAATTCGATGTATATCCGTCAGCCTATGCGAATGCTTGGGCCTCTAAGTGGTACAAGGGCAAAGGCGGCGGTTGGAAGAAGAAGTCAAAGGGGAAGAAGGGGAAGAAATGAATGCCCAGGCACTTCCTTTCTCAGAACTCATCTCGAAAGACCTACGGGATTGG